AAAATTTGAGGCAAGGGAAATATAATGGCAAAAAGTTTTATTTATCCAGTTGCAACAGCAACAATAACAGATGGCACTTATGGGGCAACAGCAAACGGCGGCACAACATATACCTTTGCTTCAGGCAATACAGTCGCAAATGAACATAGAATATCAGATGATTCTATTGGTTCCGCTGTGAGTTCGTATGGTAGCAGTATTAATGATACAATCCAATTTGACCTCGGAGGTTCTTATGCCTGTGATGTAATAGCAATTTATTTATCTGCTTCTTCTGCTGCAAATCTGGAGTTGTATTATAGTTCTTCCGCAAGCAATATGGGGACAGATTCCTCCGATCCCTCCGTCCCATTAACAACCTCTCCTGTAATGTCTACAAATCACGATGCTGGGTGGAATATTAGAACATTTACAGAAATCACAGATAGATACTGGTACGTTAGGGCAACAGGTGGCGATATTACCCCCTCTGAAATTATAATAGGTAAAAAATATGACTTTGATGCTAACCCCGACATCAATAGTAAGTTTGGAGAAGAATTTAATACAGATATAAATATAAGCTACGGCGGTGATGAGTATGCCTGTAAGAGACATGAGCCTAAATCAACATGGGAATTTAGCTGGGATTTCTTATTGGGCGACCAAAAAACAGCTCTCGAATCCTTAAATAGCACAGTACAGGATAATAGAAAATTTATCTACTATGATGAAACAAGTTATCACTACGTTATAATGGACAAACCTTTAGAATTTACAGAAGTTGCCCCAAGCGTTTATTCGACCTCTATGACGCTCCGTGAGCAATTAGCATAGGAAGGTATCAATAATTCATTTTAATGGCTCTATGACCCCAAATATCGCCAAATAACGCTATTCTGGGTCAGGGATTACAACGTTTAATTCTATTGCTGACCATCTGATCAATCTTTCTATAAAATCCCCAAATTCTTTTTTCTCAAGAATCTTGGTTGATTCTATGTTGAAGTGGTTTTTAATAGTAATGTGCATCTCTCGATTGGTATAGCCGAGTTCTTCCGCAAGTAAATCAACAATCTTCCAATAATAATTATTTTGTTGTGCCGATCTCACCCCAGTCGGTTTTAGCTCAAAGTAATATTCCCCATCTTCCACATTGAAATCGGGTAGGATTAATTCACCATTCTCTACTTTACACGGCAATCTGGGCAATNTTCCTCCTCCCATAGTTTTTTATCACCTGACATCCACAGCCTCCCCTCAAATATTTCCCATTTACATTCACAGGCAGGACACCATCTTATGTCTTGATCTGCCCTGACTTCATCGTATTTATGGTTTTCACGCAGTCTTTTCTCCACGTTTCTATTATTTAAGGCATCAATCACCCATTGTATAGAGTCATCTTCCGTCCATTTGTTCACCAATTATACCTCCGAGTAGTAATAAATAGTTTCTGGCATCCTGTATCCTACCCATAATGGGTTCATCACTCGCCTCTACTCCCGATAGTACATAATTTCTTATGGAATCCATATGTTTCAGTAAATAAGTTAAGGCAACCTGTTCGGGTGTTAGGTGAAGCCTCTCCGCTATACTCTTGAAATTCTTGAACTTATCCTCATCACTAACTGTATATTCCTTACCTTTGGACAGCATAATGCGATTTTCTTCCTTTTGCATAGACTCTGCCCATTTTATAAAATCACTTACTTTCATTCTTCGCTTCCCATACCTGTTCTGCCTTTTAATAATTCCCATAAGAACTCAATATCGTTATTACCCATATTATCTATTAGGTCTCCGTATCGTTCTTTAAAATATATCTTAATTTCTTTTATTTTGATTTCTCTATCTGTTTGCATTATCCTTCTCTCTTTCCCTTAAAACCATTCCAAAGTTATCAACGCCCCGCTTTGCTGTTAAGCCCTTCTTTTTTTTCAATATATTTTTTCTAAACGGTCTATAATTAACCCAGTGATGGTCTCTATTCCATCTAATCACCAGCTTTGTAACATCGGGGTGCATATCAACAAGCATCTGGGATTTATTTAAAGTTCCTTCTTTTGAATAAAATTCATCTGTATTTCCACCCTTCATTGTTTGAGTCCCTCTTTTGCTTATTAAAAAAGCATTGAACTCTACCGTGCATAATCCATCTTTTAATATTCTTAAACTTAAATCTGTATCTTCATTGTATCTACCACGCCATCTATAAGGAATGTCGTTTTTAATTAATTGATTAGAGTAAATCCTTGTGTTGAATCTGACTGGCGGTCTAAAATCACCAGCAGGACAAAATATAGAATAACCCATGCCCGCCTGAACAACATTCTCATACCTTAAAACAAATTCCTCACAAACATATAGCGGTGTTGGGGTTTTGCACTCAACCTTCATATTGTTATTAAACCTCTCAATCGCTTCTATGTTGTCATCAAACACCCAATGATATTCAGCCCCGTTTTCTATGCTGTGATCCCAGCAAAAATTCCTTGCTGCTCCAGCACCGCACTTATTGTCCTCCGCCCTCTCCCAAAAAGTATCGTATTCATCAAGATATTTCTGGGGCAGGATAAGAACAGTACCGTTTTTTATAACCTTTGAATATTTTTCATATTCCTGTTCTTCAACCACTATATAATAAGGGATACCCATTGATTCAAACACATTGCTTGTGGGTCGCCTTTTCCACCTACCCTTGCTTATAATGTAAACAGGGAATCTTGGTTTATATGTACTCATACCTACTGGCTTTTTCTTTATGTGGATACCACGAAGATTTTGCCTCTATCTTTTGCATTCCGTCAAACACCTTTTCACCGCCGTATACGTGTTCTTGTATTAGGTCTTTAAAATTTAAATAGTCTTTTTCTGTGCGAAATTTAAAAATCGCAGTTATCAACGGTGGGTCTTGTTCCTTGTTGTTATACTCTGGCATACCAACCCAATCTTTTTCCCAGTCGTTTTTTTTAAACTCAAATAATTTTGTTTGCATTTATGTCCCTTTCGAGCTTTCCCGTCTCCTTCTTACTTGATTAGCCGTTCTTCCTTCTCGCTTTAAAATTTCGTTTAATTTCCTGCGTTTACGCTTACGGTCTTTAGCTTTTCTATTAGGCATTAAAGTTTTGCCCCACGCCTGTTTTTTATCACTCGTCGTCCAACCCGAGATTTCACTTTGATGGGGCATTTTTTTAAATTTTGTATCAAATTATCAGGCTTTGCTTGACCACAGTATAGGGTGTTTTTATCCATAGCACACATTGCACAAATCTTATCTTTTAATGGACAATACTCGAACACGCATATCCTCTGGTTGATTACCTTTTTGCAAAAACACCCAGTCCTCACCAAGCACATATCGGTAAGTGGCTATTTTAGCTTTAGTCATTCCCCCGTAATTTTCAGAGGTTTTATAACGTATCCTTGTCCATCTTCCTGAATGGTCTGCAAGTTCGGTTCTTTCTTTAAGAGTCATTTGCCATTTCATCCAAACATGATTCACAAATTGTAATCTTTTCCGATTGGCAATGTGAACACACTTTTTTAATAACCTGTGCATCCCTTTCTATTAATCTGTCTAACTCTTGATCCATGACCCCAAGTAGATTACTTACAACGGAAGATGCTTTTGATAATTCCGCTATAATCTCAAACCTTGACACGTCATCCATTTCGAGTTCAGTGTGATTCCAGATTGAGGTTAATTGATGCCTCATATCCTTTAGTGTATTTAACTCTTTTGATTCCCACGGTAACATATTTAACTCCTTATCGTTGGTGAATAATAAGCATAATATTTATCAAAGTCAATACTTTTTTTCATTTATTTTAATTATTAAATCTTTAACATCTNCATCAAAGTATTTAATTACAGAATTTTTTCTTGCCTTAACTGATTCATACCATTCTTCGCCTCGTTTTTCAATCGCCCATTCTACAAATTCCGCAGGTGTTTTATGGGCGGAGAACTTGGATGAAAACACATGACACCCAACACAGAGACAGAATCCATTATCAATATCCCATCTTACTGACCTGATCGCCCGTGAATAAAAATGATGAGCGTTTAATCGGGTGGGTTTATGGCATTTTTCGCACATCCCATATTCACGGACTTTATCGCTCCACGCCTTGTCGAGCTTTTTAATCAGGTTTTTTTTCAAAACGGGAGGCTATCCGTTTCTTTACCATCCAAGACATCTAACAATCCTTCCATCCTTTGTTTAACAATCGCAAGATCAAGCGTTTCTGGTGTTCCCATCGATTGTACTGCCAGTTTAAGACATACCTGTCGATGGATGTCTTTCGTTCTTTCTTGGGTGGTTGCGGAAGGGGTGGATTTATATGAACCGTTAATATTGCTTGGCGTTCCAGTATTCCTTGCAGGAGTACCTTCTTCGGGGATGACATTCCATCCAAACTTATTGGGTTCATATTCCTCTTTGCGGATATTGACAGAGTCGCCTATAGTGAAGTTTTTCAACTTCTCATGCAAGGCATCTGTCGCAAACAGTCCAGTTTCTGTACCGTCCATATCGAAGGCATACAAATGGTATACACCATAGCTATTCGTACCTTCAATAGGGGTATCATATAGAAACTTGACCACATTGTCCGTATTGGCTTTTATCTTTAATGTAGCACGTTCCATGCGTATTCTCCTATGTAGATTAAGATTCTAATTCCGAAATACATTACTCCCATTAAAAAAAGGAAAGCAATCAATGTCTCGAAATGTTTGTTCGTTGCTTCAAAGTATTTAATTAAAATTGATTTCAAAATATTTCCTCCAATACCTTTTCATGGATATAATCAGAATCTTCATTCAATTCATCTAATTCTGCATCAGTTAAATCCCGATCTGGATACCTTGCATAGCAAATATAGGCATCCACGAAGTCAGGATAATCCATTAAGTTTATATCGTCCACTTCAACATCGCATAATTTGTCATAATCAATCATAGTTTTCTCTTAATTGTATCTTTCAATATCTTTATAATTGCCTTGAGCTTTTTAACTTCGGCNTCCATCTTGAAAATAGCCTCATCCTTTGAACCATATTTGGCAATATTTTCATCGATTCGTGCCTGTTTATACTCTTGGTAACTATACATGATCTATCAGATTCACAATGTGAGTTTTTGCAGATGTTTCCATCGAACAACATTCGAGGTGAGCATCTCGATCTTTATATTTATCAAGATAATACTCGATTGATTCAACCATATCTTTGAAAGAAAGTCGGCTATGGGTTATTTCACCTTCGCTCTCTTCATCATATCCATCCCAAGCTACCGTGAAATAGAAATACACCTTCTCTAAATCGCCAAGATACAGCCTATACGCCTTTCCCCACCGTTCTTGGTAGACCTTTTGGGTTTTGATCTCATCCCCATTAGTGTAAAAAGCATAAGGGAAGGCTTTATCGCCATGCCTATCTTTATAATCACATTCAATAAAAACGTGTTGATCGGTAACCCTATCGGTTCTCACCATAAAGTAACTATCCCCACCATTCCATACAGGTTCGTGCATCATTATTCTATTCATCTTTTTTACTCACTTTTACTGAATGTCTTTCAAGGAATCTGCACATCTGATCTGTAATCCAATCAATTTCTTCTTTTGTCATTTCTTCAGGAAATTCCAAGATAAGTGTCCCAAGTGTTATTTTATCCATGTCTGAATATACCACTTATAATAGTTAAAGTCAAGCATTATCTTGGTAATGGTCGCATTAATTGTTTCCTCTCTTCAGGAGACAGTTCACTTTTCAACCTTCTTGATAATGCACCGCAATCGCCACAACGGTACGACTCGTATCGATTAACCGTAGTCGTGTAATACCCACCATTGGGGTAAAGGTCGCTACATCCACACGACGGACACGTTTCAATGCCTTCATACAGCCCCATATTCGGATGAGATTTTATCCACGGTCTTAATTCCATATAGACTTCTTCAAGTAGTCTAACATCTTCTTCATTATATTCGAGCATTTTTTTCAAGGCTCTTTTATCGCCCTTAATACAATCAGTCCATAATTGAAAATTGGTTTCAATCTTCCCCTTGTTCGTCATAATTTGCCCTAAATAATCCAATCTATTGGACGAGAAAGCAAAATTCCGCTTGACAACCTTTAAAGTGTCGATTGACTGGTATGGAGAAGGGGGTAAATAACCATTCATGTGAAATCTGGTATTGAGTTTCTTCAGGTCAAACTTATCACCATTGTGAGCAATGACCACATCTGCCTTATCGATTAAGTCCCATATTCCACCTAATACCCTTTTATCGTCATGTCCTATTGCTTCTTCTGGTGTTTGTATATCAGACATTACTTTAGAATCACAAAGCCATTTGGCAGACCAAGATAAAACATTCCAATCTCGAATAACATTGCCGTGGTTTATATACTTATTCCCAAACAATCCCCATACATATACTTCCATCGGGGTAGTTTCAATATCAAACAAGAGTATTTTAGCACCTTCTGGAGCAACATAATATGACTCCCATTTACCGCAATCACTACATCTCGTTCTTTGTTTCCCCTCACGTATTCCACGCTTATGAATATTATTATGTTCACACTTCATATTAACTCCGCTTTTAACCATTTATTAAGAGACTTCTTCCATTGTTGAAAACTGACTTCACCCTTTTCATATTTCAACCAAATTTCATCAAATTCATCGGCAAGTCTATCTGCCATTTTTCTGATATGATAATCCTGATTCTTCCCAGCATTAGGGGGTAGAGAATTAATTTTATCAGAATAATACTTCCTTGCTTTGTGGGAAATATTCACCATATTTTCCATTCCTTATGTTATAACTTAATTTACCCATGCCAGTATATCCGTTTTTATATTGAAAGCGAATTTTCTGCACATGAATCCCTACATAATCTTCATCGTCGTTTCTATGTCGATAAACCGTTATACAGTTATCGCATTTATTGTACCAGTTCGCACTTCCGCTAATATCATACGGCGATGGTACGATAGGTTTTCTGTTATTGTCGCTTTCCATTTTTCTTGGGTGAGCGACAACCCATATATGAATCTCGTGAATCTTGGCAAAAGTGTTTAACCCAGCTAACACACGAGAAACATAGTTTGTTTCATTTTCTCCATCTCGAAACTTATGCTCGACAGTATTCCACGGATCAATTATAAGTCCATTCAATCCATATCGATAATTGAGTAACCTTGCCTGTTCCAATATAGACTCAACGGTAACAGAATCCTCCTGTGTCCCAATGAACTTGACATGGTCATTCAAAATGCTCATAGCATTTCGGGCTGTTTCCTCGGTAATCCTCTCATCTCCCCAAAATGGTTGTCCTGTAAATTTGCCGACCAACTTTAATAGGTGATGTTTGACGGGAAAATTCTCTGCAGAAAAGATACCAAACTTCCATGAATAATCCTGAATCATATTAATCATTAAAGCATCCATCCATTCTGACTTACCCATGTTGGGAACTCCTGTAATCACCGTAACCTCGGAAGGAGAGATTCTATAGTATTCATCCAATGCCCCCCATCCCGTGGAAAGACCTTTTTGGTCAGGCTTATTTAATAAATCAATCGCATCCTCGAGTACATCGTCAACAGTTACCACTCCATCTATCGGATATGGATGTGCATCTGTGATTAATTCGGTGATTTTATCTTCATCATATTTCATCAATACTTCATTCATATCCTTACAATCTGTGGGATATATAACCCGATAACACTTCTCCCT